TTACAGCGTAGATGAGAGCATCAACCATATCGTCGGGCTTCCCATCTTTGCCGTCGAACATAAGCAGTTGCTCGGTAAATTCCAAAGGTACGCTATTCACATGTTTGATGTACCCGTGCTCATACTTGCCTGCAATCGGTAGAAAGCGCGTGAGCTTATTGCGCCCCCGTGGATTGACGCCTTGGATGTTCAACATGGTCTCGGCGCGTAGCTGTTGCACCATTACCTCTTGGTATGCTACGTTCTCCACGCATACGCGCACCGCATTCCAGTTGTACGCGGTCTGCTTGATCTTGTCTTTGGTCTCGTTGAATGACCATTTGCCGAATACTACATCAGCGACGTAATACGTCGTGCCACGCTTGCCTACTACCACAATAGCACGATCGTCTGCGTTGGACTTCATACCTACTGCCAAGTCTACGCCGATCACGTAGCTGATATCATCCTCTGGAAGCAGAGCGTATTGCAGCCATTCCTTGCGCATGATGCGTCCCATTGGCCCAATGAATTCGCCTTCCAATTCCTGCCGTGCAAACTCGCTTGTGTACGTCTCCTCGAGGTTACGCACGTATTCGCTAGGCAGGTGGATATTGTCCCGCGTCTTTGCCGTTACCACGTAATAGTCTGGATTTCCTGCCGTGGCCTTTCGGTAGATGCGCTCGTATACCCAATTAGTATCACCGTTCGGCGATGTAGTTATCCAGCATCGCGTAGGGTCGCGGCGAATACGACCGAGCATAACGTCCCACGTCGCACCATCCATGTAATCCGCCTCGTCTAGCCAAAACCAGTTTAGGTTAGGGCCGCGCAGGGAATCGGGCTTGTCTGCCGATCTCCAGAAGATCGTAGTTCCGTTTACGAGCTTCGTTACTCCTTCGCTCTTGTTATGCTCTTCTACGTACTGACTGAACAGGTCGAAGAAGGTTAGCTGCGTAGCATCACGGAGCATTGGGTACGTTGGTGCTAGGATCGTGCCATACGTGCCAGCAGGCTGCCGTAGAACCTCCACGCAGCCCGCAAGCGTCTTGCCTGATCCGATGCCCCCAATGAATCCCCTATGCCTCGCCGGATTGCTCCAGAAGTCTATCTGGGCTGGTAGCGGGTCTGCTATCTCCAATTTCGCCATTGTCTGCTTTCAAGGGTTTGCGGATTACTACTTCAATCTCTTGCACGCCGTTGGTTTGATGTACCTTGTCTGACTGGCCCAACCTGTTAGCACCTAACCAGCGAAGCATACCGGCGTCACCATCCATAGCTTTCTCAAACTGCTTGCGATGCAATGCACGCCGTCCGGCAGCCTGTCCAGCTTTCCACGTCTCGTAATACTTCTTGTAGATTAAACCGTCCGATACGCCGAACTCGGTAGCGATATCATCCACGCTGCACCCCTCTTTTGCCATTTGAAAGATCAGATCTTCATCTAGTTCTATGCTTGGTCTTCCCATTTATACACACCTTAAGCTAGTTTGACAAAGTGTTTATTTACTCACTTTATCTCTTCCACTTTAACCGTAAAGTTAATATCTAGCAGCGTTTCCATGCGCTCGACATATTCACGGAAGTTAGCATCCGTCTCAATCTGATTGCGCATGTTACGCAGCGCGTGGATAACTGACGAATGGTGCTTGTTAAATAGCCGCGCTATCAAGGAATTAGATAGCCGGTACTTCGTGAATAAGAAGTACATAAGCAGGTATCGGCATTCTACGACCCAATGAAATCGGGATTGCGCTACAAGCTGCTCCCATGTGCAGTTATAGAGCTTGCAGAATTGGTCTATAAGGTTTAGGATAGCTGGGTTTTGCGTGTTTGGTCTCATGGTATGTTTTTGTTTGATGATTTTTAATGCTCTTCTAGTGTCTGTTATGTGTGAAGGGATCATGTGTCTATTGAGTGCTATGCACAAATAATCCTGCATCGCGCGCTTGCCTACCTCTGGAAATAGGTCGGGCTGCTTAAGAGCCCACGTTACGAACCGTGACCGGTGCACGTCAAAGTATTTTAGGATGGTGTCGGACATTGCCAGCACCTCATTTAGCTTTCTATACCGCCTCATATTTACCCTCCGTGTTGTTTTTGAGTTGTTAAGTAATGCTTAATAGTTGTTTGCAGGTCGTTTCCAGCCCCGTAGACGCGTTTTTATTCGTTGTTTGATACTTTGGACGCTCTAGGATGTTCAAACGCTTGTAATCCGACCTCTTAATTCATCCAACCACGGCAAACCTTCAAACTTGATGCCCTTTTTATGCTCGACTTTTATCATCTCCATTGCTACCTTTTCCAGCTCGTACGGTGACGGTGGTATCTGATACCCGTACTTTTGGCTTTGGTCTGCGTCTTGCAAATGCTGTGGGTCTATTTTAGCCTCGATTTTGCCGCGCCTGAATCCTTTGTCGTATGCTACGGCTCGGATGTTCTCTAGATCGTGCTTTGTGATTACGAAGTACTCACCACCTTTTTGCTTTGCTTCTGCTGCTTTAACCTGCTCATCATCTGGGTAGAAGTCAGCAATGTCGATTATTACATTTGCGCCACGGAAGGTAAAATCTTTGTAAAGCAGCACTAGCTCGGCTTTTTTGCTTATGTGATGTGGATACTCACGGTAATGTAGTTCCTCAAGTATCGCTTCGGCTCGGTTCGGTTCCAATTGCAAGCCCCGCAGATTGTTCAATTTGACCAATAACCTTGTGAACCATTCCGTCCGTGCCCGATCTTTGTCTGACTGAGTTAACGGCAATGTTTGCGAGCTGTTCGTAATAGGTTTGTGTATCTGTGCGTTCTCTGTCGCCGCGTCTAGGTTGTGCATTTGATGATCCTTGTGATTGTTTATACTTCGCTTCGTTTCTAATCCAGTTACGTGCTGCTGATTGCCAGTTCTTCATGGGGTTCTTACCTACGCGCCAGCCGTTTGATGTGTAATAGTCGAAATAGGGCTGTGCTAGGTCATGGCGGAATTGAGAAGTAAAGAATGCCTCAACTTCCTCAAAACTTGGTGGCGTGAATGCGCGCGAGCGCATACTCACACTATCTATTTGTTCTATATTCTTACCTTCTTTACTTCTTAACTTCTTATGATAGTGCCCTTGCTGTGCCCTTGCTGTGCCCTCCGTGTGCCCCTCTGTCAATTGCTGTTCTTGTAAGTCGTTATAATTCAAAACGATAAAGTGTGTCGTTGCTGTGCCCTTTTTTGGCAAAATCATTGCGTCAACTTCAGCATGCTTTAGGAAGTTGCGTACACTTTTCTCGCTCGTGTGCGATTGTTGGGCTAGCGTTCTTATGCTTGTGAGTATCTCGCCGCGCTCAACAATAACCAGTTTACCATGCACTAAAACTTTTGATTGCTTCCAGTTTGTGCCCCATAGAATAGCTAGCCAAATGTTGGTATAATTTGGGTTCTTATAGACCCAATGATCCTGCATCTTGCGGTAGAGCTTGATCCACGATTTATCCATAGCAAAATAAGCTACCCCTAGCTCATGCTGTTCTGCTACGGTCAAATCTAAACCGCCGGTGGCCTCTCGACCATCGGGAACTTCAAAAGCTAGGGGTGTATTTTCTTGATTCATATGACTTGGTTTTAGCATTAGCAATCTATGGCACTTACGCCATAATTGGATGATATTTCTCTGTGCGCGTTATCAACGTGTCAGAGCTTACGCAGCCATACTTGCCAGTTCTTTGCTAGCAGCTCATATTCGCCGTCGTGTACCTCTAGGAACGTGTCAATCCCCTGCTTTGGATTGTATGCCGGGCCTTTGCCTGCATCCCATTCGTAATCGTCAAATGCCAAGATACCGCCCTGCTTAAGATACTTCCATCCCTTTGCACCGTCTTTCCAGACCTGATCTGCGGTATGATCGCCATCTATGTAGACAAAGTCAAACTGATTGCGATCTAGCATGTTCGCGTAGCTATCGAAGAACCTATCTGACGTCATACGGAAGTATCGGCACTTCATGTATGCCCGCAGCCCGATCCTGTCTAGATATGTGTCAAAAACATCTACCCAGTCAAACAGCTCGTGCTCTGCTTCGTCGCTGCCCTGCCACGTGTCTACGTCATACAGCATTACTTTGTTACCTGTTAGCACATACCGTAGCAGCCAATCGCTTGCATGCCCTACAAATGCTCCGATTTGTAATGCTTGGTAGTTATCGCGCCCTGCTTCTGGTAGCAGGAACTCTGTAAAGTTTGCCCGTGCTACGCGGTCAAACCAGTTAGGATATTCAGTCATCGACCCTCCGATTATGTACGTATATCTCAAGTGCGATATACATCACTAGCAGCACCAAGCTGATAGCTAGCCCCCTGTCGATTGCGTCCATGTGTCCTCCGTTATACTTCTTGTGTTGAAACTCCGGCTTCTGCGAACATCAGCCACCCTTGTTTGATTGAGTCATGCCAGCGATCAGCGTATGCGTTGTCTGGCTTAACATAAACTACTCTCGTAATGCCCCGCTGGATTATGTGTCCTGCGCAGTTAGCGCACGGGGCTGCCGTTACGTACATCGTGCATCCTCTGACGTCCGCTGCGAAGTGCAGCGCGTTGGCCTCGGCGTGAATGGTGCGATATAGCTTTTGATCGCGTGAGAAGCCGGACGGCTCTATACATCCCTTTGGTGCTCCGTTATAGCCGCAAGAAACAATCCTGCGGTCTGCATCTACTATCACCGCACCTACTTGCGTGCTAGGGTCTTTGCTCCACGTCGCTACCAGCTGCGCTAACTGCATGAATCTTGCATCCCATTTGCTCATCAATCCTCCTTTAACACGTTGATTCGTGGTAAATCCGCTCCGATTATGTTGCACGCATCATCTATCGACCGTGCAACGCCATACTGCCCTCTCCAATGCGCTGCAAACTCGTACTGATCTTCCGTGAGCTTGCCTTTGGCCTGCTTAACTTCGATCATGTAGTTGCGTCCGCGCCATCCTACCACAAGATCAGGGAATCCCTGCCCTACTGCGCTCATAACAGCGACTGATGCCCCAATCTTGCGTAGGTATGCTACTATCTCTTTTTGATTTATGTCCACCTTTGCTGCCCTTTTCATGATTCAAACAACGTTATTGGTAGATTTTCATACATCATTTGATTTTTTCTTTTGCTCGCTAATGCTAAATACTTTTCATAAGCTGAACTTTTATGTTGTGTAAATGAAAGCCCCTTGCACCAATAATCATTGCGTAGTAAACTTTTACATACTCTGCGCCAGCTTGGAACTTTGCGCTCTTGCTCTAATCTATAATCTGCTTCATCTGGTATACCTTCTGGATATCCTCTTTCTATCCACCACTTTTGAAAGTGCATGATCTTTGCTTCGTAATGAGTACGTGTTTTAGGAGGCATTGACTTAACAAGCATTTGTGCAAAGCTCTTCCAAGTATGATGCTCTGGTTTACTGATCTTTCTATATCCATTAACGTTGCCATTTTCCTGTATATATAGTGCGCCACTATTTGCTCCATTTACACGAGCTACAACCTTTGCCCATGTTTCGGGTTCGATTAAGTGATAAAGCCATAGACCGCGCCGTTGATCGTCACCATACGGTTGACAGATCCGCATTTGGTGGATAGTTAATCCGGCAAGGTGCATCCTGTTATAAAGTTCGTTTAATCTTTTGTCTGGATTTTTCGCATGATATATCCAAAGGTCTTCTGTTTTCCAATCATATACTGGATAGCAATTAAACACGTGTGGAGTAACTACCGTAGTATATGATTGATCTTTGTATCGCGCTTTTGTCGTGCTAGATATTGTACGCCATCTGTTCAATGACTCATCACTTCTAATACCAACAAAGCATGCCGTTGTTTCATCTTCAGAATACCATTCGCCAAACAAAGGAACAAACTCTTCAAACTCCATGCCTTTTTGAAAAAAATCAAAATGCTTATGATTCGTAATTGAATACTTTGACGGATCACGTACCCAATCAAGTTGCCTTTCGTCATCCCAGCATAACCAATGCGGTTCGTATACACTTACTGCATTGCGCAAATGCAAGGGCAATGATACCCAAAATGGATTGATTATATCGGAATACTCATCAAACAACGATTCAACATGCTCAATTGTGAGTTTGTATTGAGCTTCTAAATCCACAAACAACAGCCCAATTTTCACATTTCTTTTGCGTGCCTCTTCAGCAACAATATGAAGCATGACGGTAGAATCTTTTCCACCTGAAAAAGAAACATATTGTCTTTGTGAATTGTCAAAAGCCCAAGATATTCTTTGCTTTGCAGCATCGTAAACATTTATACCAAGTCCCTTTTTCACCCTTGCTCCTCAAAAATGTTTAGTTGGTAATTCTTTGTTTGTCGCTCAACCCAAATTTTGTACGCTATTTCAGCTTGTTCATTAGCTAAATCTTGTTGCTTTGGCGTTAAATGATGCCACGCCATGCGCACAATGTATTCTGGGCAATTAAAAGCAATGCAGCAAGCAGCATGACCAATCCATGCTTTGTGATTAATGTCAGCATTGGAAAGATTCTGATCGCATGAGATAGGCCATTGCGTTATTACTTGTTTCATCCAATGACCATAAAGCATGTGGTCGCCGGTAAACTCTATTGCTTTCTTTAGGTATTGCTGTTCCTGTTTAGTATCAACCCTTCTCCACATGCCTTGCTTGTATTCTTCCCATTGCAAATAGTTATGATATTTCTGTTTCATTGTAATCCTCTTGAACAGTAATATCTGCCGTCCATGCTTCGCTAAATTCCTTATCTGCAAACATTTCCGCTAGTCCAGTTATTTGCGTCAAGCGCAATACCTCGTCGCTATCCATGCCTAGCTCCCTTGCAATCTTTTCATCTGACCAATTACGGCGCTTTAACTCAATTACAATGTCAGACATTGCTTCTACCTTATGCTTTCCTCGTGCTCTGTTGTGACGTATGGTGCTCGCAATACGATCGTTACGGTCTGTGCTGTTTTGCTTTATTTCAACAAGTGGCAAGTAGCCGTGTACTCTAGTATTTATTTCTTTTGATTCTTTGCCTACACGATTTCTGTGAAATCCATCGACAACTTCATATTTGAAATCCCTTTTCCAGCCAACAATTGGTTGTGTATATCCGTCATTTTGTATCGAAATTTTTAGTAGCTCCATCTCCGGCGGTGCTACGCTATTTGGATTGTAGTCATTGGCTTCTACGGTATCGTTTTTAACCCATACGACACAATCCACTGGTTCGCTATTAAATGGTGACACTTGGTGCAAATACCTTTTTGCCATATTGAGCATGTGTATTTTTTGGTCTACATCTTGCTCATTGTCAATATGGCTAACCAAATCGTTTAGTAATTCGTTGTAATCCATTGCTCCCTCCTTGTATTAAAATGGTAAATCGGTAGGTTCGGCGATAACTGTTGCTTTGCTTGCAGGTGCGTTCTCGCCTAGCTTGTCAATCTTCCAGCAATCGAGCGATGTAAACCAGCCCATGCCGCCTTCGCGCTTGTTGTAACCGCGTCCGCGCAAGTTTACGCGGGCTGTTACGGTATCGCCAACCTTAAAGCGGTCTAGCTCCTTGCACTTGTCTTGAGTAAACTGGCATTCCAGTTCCTGCGGATATTCCGATTGCGTCTTGACTACGAAAGATCGCTTCTGGAATGTGTCTTTTACCTGCTGCGTCTGTCCGATGTGGATCAGTTCGCCCGTGATGTTGATTGCGTCGCTGCTCATCGTGTGCCCTTCTTGCGCATTCTTTGCGCGATAGTTGTTAATACATCCAATGCGGCTTTGTATTCCGCTGCATCTCTGCTCATGTTCGCTTCGTATTCGTAGATACCGGCACGTTCATGCCATTCTACAAGCTGATCGTCATCAAACCTCGCTACGCAGTGGATAACGAAGTCTGGGTCTGTTTGTTCGTTACTCATAATGTCCCCTATATTCGTTTACCCCTTGTAAGTGAGTGCGTGACTCCTTGCTCCCTCCGTGAGCCGTCGGACGAAAATCTGGCGGCTCTTTTATTTTACCCATTCGCCCAAGCTGTTCTCATACCCGAAAACCGTAGTAGATAGCGGGTAACGTGCAAGAACTGCTGATACGTCTTTGCCTACTGCCCCGCGCACCTTTGTGTTATGTGCATCTTTGAGCTTTGCTTGGTCTACTATTTCTTCTACTATCTTGACTATCTCACGTTCTGCCGGCATGTTTGATAGCCGCTCCAGTATAAGCGCAATATAATCCTTTGCTGCCGCTATTGCATCCTGTTCGTTGATAGCATCGTTTACTATAAACTGCTTACGGTATCTACCACCGCGTTGCGCCTGTACCGATGCTCGGATAGCTACTACCTTGCCGCTGATACTCACTCGCTCTATACGCTGCTTCATACGATCCCCACTAGCCAAAGAAAGAAATAGAGCATACATGCAAATGCTACGATGCAAGTCAGAGCCACAAAGAACAGGATCAGTACCATAGCATCCGCCGCGAAGCGTGCTAGGTCGATGTCGCTATGCTTGCTCATGCTTGCCCCCTTTGTGCGGCTTGTAGTTAGCGCAGTAAAAGGTATCAGGATCATCCAGCTCTATTTCTAACACGTCGCAAATTGCGACTGGTACGGAGATGGTATAGAATCCTTCGTAGCTCAATTGATCGCGCTCGTATTCTTTCAATCGGCTGCATGTTCTGCATGTGCCGTGCTTGTTATCGTGCATTGTTTACTCCTTGTGTTAAAAGTAGGGGCATTGGCTTCCCAACCTCCGCCCCTGTCCCAAACCTATACCACGTCGTGGTACTTGCACAACCGACATCGCAGGGGCATTCCCTGCTTTGTTAGTTGTAATAAGACTGCATTTTGCAATCTATGCTTCATGACTTGCGCAATAACTTAACATCCACCCAATCAACTGGCCGATCCTTTGTGTGCAAGAAGTTAACGCGCTTGATGATCTTGCCCTGCCGCCACGCATCCCATGCGCGGATTAGCCCGGAAGCCATAGCAAAATTGCGGATGATGTGCCGATTGTTCTTGAGCCGCATCAATGTCTCGCGAATGTTGATGATGGTTTCATCTTGTGGCAGAAGCGGCATACCAGTTTGCAGCACGTCAAAGAATCTATCTGCTTGTTGAGGAAAATGCTTGTCAATCAGGTAATGAGCGGCAAAAATCGACTTTGCATTGCCTAGAAGCTCTCTGTATTTGTTGTAGCGCGTACCATTGATCTTGGTATTGAAAAACACTTCGTTTGCAGCCATATCGAATTGCTTGATCTTATCTACAACGCGCTGATCGTACATAGGATTCTTCGATTCTAATGATAAGACAACGCCAGCTACCGCAGCTTTAACATTGGCATCCTTGATACCAGCGATTCCTAGCTGATCGCCGGGCGTACGTGCCCGCCCTGTATCAATAGTCATCTTGGCTTTAACAGGCAGATTGTACGTTACCATCATTTGCACAGGTCTATCAGCTTTGACCACGCCAAATAGTCTATGGTGGCAATCAATTAAATTCCCGTTAACGTCAAATGCTGGCCCGCTGTTGTCTATTGTCCAGTTACCTTCTAAAATGTATTTGGCAAACATATCTACGCGCTGATGCGAGATTGCTCTATTGCCTGCGGATTTAGAAAGAAAATCCCTTGCTATTTGTGGCGTGATGGTCATTTCGACCGAATATATGTTGCTCATCCTTGTGCCCCTTCCGTTGGCTTATAGGTTAGTTTTTCCAGCATTACCAGCGCTGGGTTGTTTTCTTCGCAATCTTCGTACGCATCGTTGAGCAATCGCATGATCTGGTTTGCAAGCTGCATTGTCGGTAGGCAGTCCGCTACGCAGAAGTCAGCATCGAGATCGACAACGGAATAGAATCCGCTGGGCTGCTTCCATGTTCCTAGCTTTCTCATTGCTTGACTCCTTTTATATCGACCATCGCACTATTCAGGTTTGCAAATGTTGCTCTCAATTCTTTTTGCATTGCTTCAGATTGCGTTGCTATTATTTCTTCACATTGCACAACGTAATACAATGCTTCTAGTGCTTGATCAGATGCAATAAGTAGTTTTTGTAATTGTTCGTACTCTACATATTTGCCTTCTGAATCAACAGTAGATATCGCTACTGCGCTCATTGAGTATCTTCTCATCGCTGCACCTCCGTATATGCGCCCTTACTCCAAACCAAATCCAGCTCTTTGGCACGTCGTGCTACGTATTCGCGGATCGGTGCTTTAATGCCTTCGTCTACGCTCTTGATTTGCATCACAATCGCCGTTAGCTCTTCTGGCCCCGTAGCGGCGTCAATAGCCGATAACCACTCCGTTATAGCTTCGTCCTGCTCTGACGTCGTAGCGGGCTTTATAGGCGGCAATTCGATGCGTTCCGCGCCCTGCACTTGCACAACTTCCTCTTCGTCCAGCATACCGAGACCGCATGCGCTCAAAATAGCGCGTCGCTTTGCCTGTGTTGCTGCTTTCTTCATCGCATTGCTTGCCGCATCGCCGCGCATACCGCCAATTGTAACAGCTCCTATGTCCTCGGAATAGCTGCCCGTTGGTGTCTCGCATCGCGCGGTTACTACATACTGATCGCCGATAACCTCGCGAGCTACAATTGCCACGCGAAGACCGCGGATGGACGTTAGTTGTGCCGTGCACGTCTTGTTTGCGTACAAAGTGAGCTTGCCCGATAGCTTGATAAGATCAAATGGCTTTTGGTATGGGTCTAATCCCACGCGCTCACATACCAGCTTGTAGTATTGTATGCGCTGTTCCTGCGACATAGCCGATAGATCACCGTTAACTACCAGCGTCTCAAACAACGCTGCCGCCTGCGATTCACTGATAGATGCTGCGACCGCCGTATTAGTCGCTGTAAGTGCCTGTGTCATCGTCCCTCCATTATAGCAGTTAGTTGATCGCG